AACAATAGTTGTTATTTCATATTCTTGATTTAATACAGCAGCTACAATGTTTCCACCCAAACTAGCTGCACCACTATAGGTAACAAAATCACCAACTACTGCTCCATGTGATGTGTCACTTACAGTAATCGTTGCATCACCGTTACCTACTTTAGCAAAAGTTACATCACCAGCACCTGTTGTTGAGCGTACAGGTGTGATATCAGCAAATGTTGTCCCTTCTTCAATATAGTATTTCTTGTTTGTGCCTAACCCTAAAAGTTTTGTACCTTATAAAGTAAGCCAACCGTGCAAAGCTCTACATGTGCCTAAAAAAGTATTAAGATTATCTTTACGCCAACCACCTATTTTTTGTGGTCTACCTGCTTTAAATCTAACTAAATTAGCATCAAACCAACCACCTTCGTTATCATAATCTGTACCTTCCCTCATGATTCCAGGTTTAAATACAAATTTACTTAATGGCATACTACACTCCTGTCCAGTCTTTACCTTCAAACAACAGAGCTTCTGCTTCTCTTCTTCGTTTTAATCCTTCTAACACTTTTCCACCTGCTTTGTTCCAGCGTTTTATCTGTGTCGGAACTTCTTCATAGTTTCCAGCGTTCAAAAATTTAAGCATTGTACTTGATTTTAAATTTGTTGGACCAAGATTGTATGTCCAAGACACTAACGCATCATACATACATTGTTTTAAAGGTACTTCTACTGCATTTTCTACATGACTACAATACTCTAATAACTCGTGCATTAACATAGTATCAGCTTCGTCTTTAGTTATCGTGTCACCTTCTTTAACATTTTTTGTATGCCCATAACCTATTGTCCATACATCAACAGCATCTTGGTATGCTGTGAGCTCACATCCTTCAAATTTTTTAATTAGAGCTATACCTTCTTTTGATATGTTCATTCAGTTTCCTCAGAAGTTGTTACTTTCCTATAGTATACTACTACATCTTTCAATTCAACAATATAGCGTTTAATTTCTTGCATGTTGTATGCCATAACTTCGTAGTCAGGTATAGTCATAGCTAAGAACACCAACTCACCTTCTTGTTTTTCTATTCTAGAAAGTTGTTCTTCCCAGTTATCGGGTGTAACAGCTATCCATTGTAACTCTTTAAGATCTATCTCTCTAGGCATGATTGGTTGCACAATCTTTTTTTCTATAGGCTTTGTACTAACCTGTATTTGTTTAGTTGGAAGTAGGCTGCAACTGCAAGCCACTATCAAGACCATCAATAGTGCTACTGATTTGCTCGATGTTTTCCATGATATGTTTTGTACCATTATTTATTTTCCTTTCCATTTCTATTGGGTCAGCCAATATTTTAGACGCTAATTCATAGTTTTGTATAAACTGTGTGTATCTGTTTAACTCTCTTTGTGCTTTTTGACTTTTTACACTAAGCTCTTGAAGTTGTTGTGTTTGTAATTCAAAGTCTGCTTGAATAGACTTTATTGCTTCTTCTTGCGTAGCTACTGCGTTTTCTAACTGTGAATTGTTTGCAACTAAAATCTGGTTTTGGCTATAGAAATAATAAGTGACTAACGATAACACAAGTATAACACCTATTAAAACTTTGCTCATTACAAAACAACGCTAGTCAACACAGCAATTAACACTGCTCCTATAAAACCGAATACACTAAATGTTGCTGTTTTGATCGTTGAGTTAATGTTTGTAATTTCTTGTTTTATGTCTGAAAATTCATTAAATGCAGTTTTCCATCTTTCTGCACACTGTATCTCGTGTTTAGCTAAATCGTTTGCGACATCGTTTGCTGTTGCTTTTTTAGTAGTCATCCGTTTAAAGGGTTGTCATTTTTATTTTCTAATTTAGTCAAGTTGCTATCGAGACTTTCTAAATCGGCTTTAATCGTAGCTATGTCTGTTTTAATTTCTGTAACATCAGGAACATCTATACTGTCAATACTTTTTTCTAAAAACTGTACAGAAGTTTCTATAGCAGCAAAGCGTTCTTCGATTACTTGCTGAGCTGACTCAGTATCTCCTATGCCACCTATCTTAGCTTCTAGGTTAGTTATGCGATTAACATAAGTAGCACCTGTGTAACCAAACCCTGCTAGAGTGGAAACTATGCCAGCTAACGCAATCATTTGTGTTGTTTTACTTTGAAACCAATCCATAACTCTCTCCTATAATTTTGGTTGTAGATCTATTATATTACTCATTTTAGTAATATTACTACTTGCTAACCCATAAAACGCTTCTGTGTTATCTGCAAGAGTGTCTGTGTAAATAATTTTTGACTTATACCATTGTGATTGATCTAACATAACAACTTTTTGATAATTGTTAAATCCTGGTACAAACCCCATGTATGCTATGACTGTGTCTTCTGAACCGTACTCACCTGTTTCTTCTTGTTGAGCTTCTACTTCTTCTTGTGCTGTTTGTAAATTTTGTGCTATTAAATCTTCTACTGTGTTGTCAGCGTCAGAAGATGTATCCATAAAGTTTATTGAGGTATCTATTTGATCTTGAACTGTGTTTGATACTGTAACAGAAACAACGGAAGTGTTTACATCTGTTGTTTCTACAGAACTTGTAGTTGTAGAACCAGATGCTGACATAGAGCTCATGTCTAATACTTGATTAGTTTGTACAGTAGCAGAAGCAAACTGATCCGACATACTAGGTGAACTACTCGTACTTATTCCTGCGTTACCTGACGAAGCTCCTGTGGAACCCATAGTAACACTGTTACCAGACGCAGTACTAGTACCATTAGAGTGTACACTATTACCTGCGTTTGTACCACTTACACTTTGTGTAGCTGTAAGTATAGTAGAAGAAACAACTCGTAAAGCTATATCTCTACTAATAGAACTTTTACCTGTAGCCTCTTCTCTTTCTGCAGTTTGAAACTCTTCTTCAAAAACTTCTTCAAACTCTTCTACTATTTCTTCCCTTTCTAATCTTTCTTCTTCGATTTCAGCTTCTACTAATCTTTCTTCTATAGCTTCAAATATTTCTTCTACAGCTTCTTCTTCAAATATCTCTTCTATAAATTCTTCTTCTGGTTCATCAACATTAGCGTGTTCTTCTTCATGTCTTTCTTCATGATGTTCTCTAGTTTCTTCTTCGAACCATTCTTCTAGTTCTTCTACACTACTAAACTCAATAAATGTTTCTGGTTCGCTGTAGTCTTCTACCAAAAAAGTTTCTTGAAATATAAATTCATCTAATAAAACTTCATCTTGATGATGAAACGGTTCATCATGATGGGAGTTAAAATTATCGATAAAAGGTAAAGGATCAGGATCGTAAAAAACAATAAATTCTTCTATAAATGGATCTTCAAAATAATCATTAGGGTTATCTCCAAACTCTTCAAAAGGTGGAAACATTTCATCTTCGAATATCTCTATAGTTTCTATTGGATCGTGAAAACCTAAGTTGTCGTGATGTTGTTGATGATCATCAGTAAATACACCTGTAGCAAATTGTTCTTGTTCATCTATAAATCCATAATCAACATTATCGTCATCAAAAAAAGCTACCGATTCTTCTTGTCTGTATCCTTGACAAAAAGGTGCATATTGAGGATCGTCTGCACATTGTAGATCATCATAAGCATCCCAATAATTAGGACATGATTCACTATGTAACTGTGTGATGTTACATTGTTGTGTAAGGTAAGCATCTGCATAACCAGAACAACTAGAATCGTTTAGTGGGTCACTACAATCTACACCGTTGCCACTGCCCGAACCGTACAAAGATCCACCATTTTCTAGGGTTGTGTTTATAGTTGTATTGTTCCAATTGGTATTTACACAACTAGAGCTGTTTGTAGTTCCTGTACTACACTCATCGTGATAGTAGTAAGTGTATGAGTTTGTTTTATTAGAACCTACTTCACCTATAAGTACATCATGATTAATAATTTCTAGCTCTCTGTATCGTAGATCAAAAGAATTGTTGTTCCACAAAATTACTTCAAAACTGTTATCTGTACCACTTCTATTGTATTCTCTAAGATTGTACCAACCGAAAATCATTTTTCCTGAGTCTCCCCAAGATTTCATACGAGAATTACTGTCTCTTATGAGGTCAGTCCAGAAAGGGTATATGGTATAGGTGTGTTGTCCGTTAATAGGGTCAGGAGTATAGTCATTACAATAGCTGCCACTATTACCAAAATGA